TGTTTTTTTTCTTGCCTGGGAGGCTTGCCGCCGAAATCCAGAATGGGGCACCATTAAAACTTTCGGCGCCGAGTTTATCGACTCACTTGAAAAAGTAGAGATAGTAGACGACGAAGCCCCAAACGAATAGAGCGTAATTCCGTAACTTACCTAATTGCCGCACTGGCAGTAGAAACAGGAATTGCGCCAAATGACTTACTTGCATTAGATCGAAGAATGATAGATGCGATGCTTATGGTTTTAAGCGATAGAGCGAAGGCGGTGAAGCGTGCCAGTAAAAGTTAAAGGGCTGGTGGAAGTCCGCAAAGCCATGCGCCAATTGGCACCAGATTTAGATAAAGAACTGACCAAAAACGTGCGTTCTATTTTAAAGCCAGTAGTCAAAACTGCCCGTTCTTACGCTACTTCTAGAATTCCTGGCCTATCTGGCTGGACTTTTAGCGGCCGCGGCAAAGCAATCAGCGCTGGCAATTCAGCATTTAGAATAGGCACATTTCCAAAATATAATGCTAGCGAAGTGCGTGCTGGCATTAAGTATTCAGTGCGTAAATCACGGCCAAACTTAAAAGGTTTCACGGCCCTTTACAGAATTGTGAACGAAAGCAGAGCAGGTAGCATTTACGAAACCGCCGGGCGCTTAAATTTTGGCGGCTCGGAACGATCTAAATCTAGTAACCCAAATGCTGGCTATCATTTTAACTTGGCCCTTAACACTAATTCGCCATTAAAAGGCGATGGCAAATTGCGTGGCCGTTTGATTTACCGGGCTTGGTATGAAGATAACCAGAAGGCTACCAAAGCCGTTTTACAGGCCATAGATTCAACAACCGAAAAGTTTGCTAGATATGTAACCAATAGCAAATATCGTTCTTATTCTTCTAAGGCCGCATAATGGCAACTAATACATCTAAGGTTTTTATTGACATTATTACGCAGTTCACTGGAACTAAGAGCGTAAAACAAGCCGAAACGTCATTTAACAAATTAGCCAAAAGTATTGGCCGCGTTGTAAGCGTCGCGGCTATTGAAGAATTTAGCCGTAGATCCGTTAAGGCATTTTTAGCCGACGATGCGGCGGCCAAACAATTAGAAAAAACCCTTACAAACCTTGGCATTTATTTCGATGCTGGCGTGCTATCTAAATACATTCAGGAATTGCAAGACACTACTGGAGTTCTAGACGATCAACTGCGCCCGGCATTTCAATCTTTAGCCGTCGCCACCGGGGACTATACAAAGGCACAAGACTTATTAAACACTGCGTTAGATGTCAGCCAGGCAACTGGAAAAAGTTTAGGTGCGGTATCAACGGCGCTAAGTAGGGCATACCTAGGAAATTACACTGCGGTAGGAAGATTAGGGGCTGGCATATCTAAAGCCGAAATAGCGGCAGGCGATTTTAACGCTATTCAAGATAAGTTAAATAAAAACTTTGGTGGTTCTGCCGCGGCGGCGGCTGATACTTATGCTGGACAATTACGAATACTTAAAGCCGCTTTTGAAGATGTGCAAGAAACTATTGGCAAAGGTTTCGTAGATGCTTTTACTACTTTAATTGGGCCAGATGGTTCGGCTACACAATTTGCGGACTCGTTGAAAGATGCAAGCCTTTATATTGCCGACATAATTCGGGGCCTTGGCATAGTAGCCGCCAAATTAAAACCTATTGAATCATTTTTCCAGAAATTTACAGGCGCAGGGACAGTTCAAAATATTCCAGTCCTTGGCTCATGGCTAACAATTCTTAATGACATAGGAAAAACACAACGCGAACTTTCTGCAAGCTTTATGGGTGCATCGCCAGAGCCAGCACAAATTGGTTATGCCAAATTAGCGCAGGATAAGAAAGCCTTGGAAATAGCCAAAAAGTTAGCCAAAGAAGAAAAGAAGAAGGCAGACGCGGCTAAGAAAGGCGCTAAAGCCGCCGCAGATAAACTTAAAACCGAGAAGGCTAATGCAATATTAAATGCCGCAGGTAAGGTATTAGATATTGACCAGGCGCAAATTCTTGCGGCTTTGACCAGGGATATAACTAGCGCTGATAGAGATCGTTTGCTTTTGCAACAGGCGCTTTTAAATGAGAATTCTGACGCCGCTTTAAGGTTATCTCAAAAGATTATTAAGACCCAATTGGATGCAATAGCCCTTGGCGCCCTAGATCCCCTATCTGGTTGGAACTCATCTATTGCCGATGTTATAAATAGCCTAATTGCCCTACAAAACGAATTAGCCAAAATAAGCGGTGTAAAACTTACAGGTTCTCAAATGCTAGCGGCTGACTATGCCGCGGCCTTGATAGATGAAATTGACCCTTCTTTTGATTTAAACACTAAAGAAATTGAAGATTTTTTAAATTCTTTAATAGATAGCAGTCTGGGAAACACTTCCGCCGGAACTGGATACGTAGATGATTTCATGCGTAGAAATCCAAGCACTGGTGCGCTATCTAATACAAATCCAGTAACAGTAAATGTTTTAATTGATCCTAAAGATTTAACCACAGTCGTTACAAGTGGCCAACAAAACGAAACCGCTTCTGGAATTGTGGTAGGAACTAGTCGAATAAATAAATACCCTGGTGGAACTGGCTTCTAGTGGCTTACCTACCGCAAATAAAAGTAACAGTAAATTTTACCGACGGGCCAGTTTTTGGCTACCCTTTTACCCTGGATTCTACCGAGCATGGAATATTGGGAACAAATGTCTTGGCGGATAATGCGGCAGATGTAATAGACGTTTCAGACCAAGTAATAAAAATCAGCACTAAAGGTGGATTTAACTTAATTCAAGATAACTTTGAATTATCTACTGCATCGGTTCGCGTATTAGATCCAGACGGCACGTGGAACCCCCAAAATACTTTAAGTCCACTATTTGGAAAACTCTTACCTTTACGCAAGGTTCAAATCAGTGCGGTTTATGAAGGCATCGAATATTACATTTTTAGCGGTTACACCCAGGCTTACAATTATTCTTACCCTAAAGCAGACCAGGTAATTGGTTATGTCGATTTGGAGTGCACCGACGCCTTTCGCCTATTCAACCTTGCCAATATTGCCGCAGTTACTGGGGCGGCAGATGGACAAGATACGGGAACAAGAATTGACAAAATCCTAGACACCATCGACTGGCCAAACTCAATGCGCCTTATTACAACTGGCGGCTATGAAACAATTTGCCAAGATGATCCGGGGACTAATAGAACTGCCCTTCAAGCTTTGCAAATGGTGGAGTTCACGGAACAGGGCGCTTTCTATTTGACCACCCAGGGTTCTGCCATATTTAGAAGCCGCCGCGAACTCATGGCGCTATCTGGTCAAAACCCAACTATCTTTAATAATGACGGCAGTGCCATAGGTTATAACGGGATTACCTTTGCGCTGGATGACAAACTTATTATCAATGAAGCAAGCATCCAAAATATTGGCGGCGTCGTTCAGTCGGTTTTTGACGCGGACTCCATCGCTACCTATTTTCCACACACCCTAACCCAACAGAATGTATTGGCCCAAACCGACACCGATGCCCTAAATATTGCCCGGAACTACGTCGCCACCAGGGCTTTTACAAGTATCCGCATCGATAGCATCCGCCTAGATTTATCGACGCCAGACTATAACGACGGCATTATTGCTGGCCTTAGCCTGGACTATTTTCACACAGTTCAAATAACCAATGAAGCCCAGTCCACTGGGGCTGGCTATTCGACCATAACAAAGACCTTGCAGGTAATGGGCGTAGACCATGAAATTACGCCCAACACTTGGAATGTCGTAATCACTACTAGCGAACCAATTGTAGGTTCGTTTATTTTAGACTCAACCATCTACGGGGTTATAGGCGATCCAAACCGCCTATCCGTTTTGGCTTACTGATAGGAGATAAAAATGGGAATTACTGGCTTTGCTTATAGCACTGGCGACGTGCTTTCTGCCGCCGACATGAACGCGCTAGTTCAATTCGACGTTAGCACCAAGACCGCCGATTACACGGGTGTATTAGCAGACTCTTATCAAAGCTTGATAGTTATGAATAAGGCAACTGCTATTGCATTTAAAATTCCTACCGATGCCAGCGTTGCCTATCCAACTGGCACAGTTTTAACTATTTTAAATATTGGTGTGGGTGTTTGCACAATATCTGCCGTAACGCCGGGCACAACAACTTTGGCAAGTGCCGGGGCTACCAGTGCTTCGCCTACCTTGGCCCAATACAAGAGCGCCGCGTGTTTGAAAATTTCTGCAAATAACTGGGTAATCGTGGGTGCTATCGCCTAATGATAGGTAATGCTATTGCCGGATTCTTAGGAGAAGGGGCTGCCCCAGCCGCCTCAAACTCTTTTGAGTCTATTGCAACCATAAACATAAGCGGTTCTAATAACTTTAGTTTTACTTCGATTCCTTCGGGCTTTACGCATTTACAACTTCGCACAACTGGCAAAATAAATGGCACAATGAATTTACAATTTAACGGTGATACGACTGCCAACTATTCAAACCATTACCTTTATGGCGCTGCATCTGCCGCTGGCGCAAGCGCCGACATATCGGCTACCGACATTAAATTTGGTTACGCTGGTGGAGATACTATCGTTCAGGCTGGTATTATGGATATTGTTGATTATCGTTCGACAAACAAAGCCAAAACAGTTAAATATTTATTTGGACAAGAAAACAATACAGCAGGTGCTATCTGGATTGCTTCGGGTTCTTGGTTTAAGACTCCAGAAGCAATAACAACTATTAGAGTTTTTAGCACTTTTAACTGGGCAACAGGAAGCACTATCGCACTTTATGGGGTGAAATAATATGGCTGCTGGTTCTACTTATACTCCTATTCAATCTACAACACTTGCATCTGGAAATACTGGCGTTACTTTCTCAAGCATCCCAAGCACTTATACAGATTTAATAATTGTGGCTTCTGTATTGCCAAGTAGTAGTATAAATCTAAATTATCAAGTTGGTAATGGAAGTTTAGATACTGGCACAAATTATTCATACAACAGATTATATGGAGATAAAACTACTGCGACAGCAGATCGGGGAGCCACAACAGCCAACAGCCTCGGCAACTGGGGTGTTGCGACTTCATCCTCGACCAGAACAATTTTAATAACACATTTCCAAAATTACGCAAATACAAGTTCTCACAAAATTTTTCTTACTTCTGTTGCCGATAGCACTTTTGATTATGTTGGTTTAGTCACTTCATTATGGAGAAGTAACTCTGCCATTGACATAATAAAGTTAAATGCCAGCGGCAATATGAGCGCTGGAACTGTGGTTACTCTTTACGGAATTGCGGCTGCATAATGCCTAATACATATACACTAATAACTTCAACCACAGTTGGAAGCGGTGGAACTGCTGCTATTACTTTATCTAGCATCCCAAGCACTTATACAGATTTACTAGTCAAAATATCTGGTAGGGGACTTCAAAGCGGCGTTCAAACCACTTACGATTTACGATTTAATGGCAGTTCTGCAAATTGGGATTCTTCCAACGCAAGAATTTATGGAAATGGCGCAGCAGCCACAAGTGATTCAACATCGCCACCATATTTATTCGCCACAGGAACTACCGCCACTGCTAATGTATTTTCCAATGATGAGATTTATATTCCGAATTATACAACTGCGACATTATATAAACCCGTTGTAACTTATACCGCTGCTGAAACAAACGCAACAACCCAATATCTTGGAACTCAAGCAGGAAACTGGCAAGACACAGCGGCTATTACATCTATTACTTTAACTGGAGTAATTAACAATTTTATACAATATACAACAGTTTATTTATACGGCATAGCAAACTCATAAGGAGAAAACAATGACAAAACTAACACGCACAGAAGTTAATTGCGAAACAGGCGAAACTTCTATTATTGAATTAACTGATGCTGAAACTGCTGAATTTGAAGCGGCAAAGGCTAAAGCCGAAGCAGAACAAGCGGCTGGCGAAGCTTTGAAAGCGCAAGCACAAGCCGACAAAGAAGCAATAGCGGCCAAGTTAGGGCTGACAAGTGAAGAACTTGCCAAACTATTTGCCTAATACACCAGAAGCCATGGTAAATATTGCCCTTGGCGAAGTAGGTTATGTAGAAGGCCCAAAGGATAACGAAACCAAATATGGCGCTTTTACTAAGCATAATTTTCAGCCATGGTGCGGCAGTTTTCTTATGTGGTGTGCCAAGAAGGCTGGCGTTACTATCCCAAATGTCGTCAGCGTTATCGATGGCATGAAAGCATTTCAAGAATTAGACCGACTACGCGAAAAGCCAAGAGTGGGTGATCTAGCCTTTTTTAACTTTACTAAAGGGCCAATACCGCAACACGTCGGCTTAGTGGTAGAAGTTAACCAGGCAAATGTAATTACTTGCGTCGAAGGAAACACTAGTTCAAAGAATCAGGCAAACGGCGGACAAGTAGAGAAGAAGGCTAGGGCTACTTTATTCGTGGTCGCCTATGGCCGCCCTAAATATACAAAGCCGGAATTAGTGAAAGAAGCGACCAGTGCCAATAACTAATATTTTTACAGTAACCACAACAAGGGGCATAGTTGTAGCGGCTAACCGGGCAGACCAGGTAGTCCAACTACATAGTGCCAGTGGCACAATTTATATTGGCGGCCCGAACCTAACTACCGCTAATGGATACCGACTAGATAACGGCGATAAATTGCAAATTCCATTATCGGACTTGGAAGATTTATATGCCGTTGCAAGTTCTGGAACGGCCACGTTATACGTGTTCGCTACCATTAACTAAGGAGATAAAAATGAACGCAAAAATACAAGCGATAGTAATGTCCTATCTACGCACTGCCCTATCTGCAATTCTCGGTGCTTACATCGCCGGGCAAACAGATCCAAAGCTTCTTGGCTCTTTGGCTTTATCAGCCGTAGCAGGGCCACTACTTCGCGCCCTTAACCCAAAGGATGCCGCGTTTGGAAGAACTGCAAAATAAAAAAAGTAATAGCGGTAGGGCTAGGGTTAGTTTTAACCTTGGCCCTATCTTCTTGCGAGCGCTATGACGGCTATACACGCTACCCATGCCAGGAATACGCTAATTGGAAAAACCCAGAGTGCCAAAAGCCAGAATGTTTAGTTACTGGAACCTGCACCGAAGATTTAGTAGGCGGCATAGTGAAAGGACACCAATGAGCGAAAAGCGCATGGGGCCAGAAGATATTAAAGCCAGGCTTATCTTGTTTATTGGCGTTACCCTTTCGGTGGTTTTCTTTATAGTTACCCTAGGCATCGTTTATGCCCTGATATTTGTAACCCAACCAGTAAGTGCCCAGGCGCCCAATGACGCGGCTTTTATTGATTTACTTAAAACCCTAGCCATATTCTTAACTGGTTCCCTTGGCGGCGTATTAGCGAGCAATGGGTTAAAGGACTCAAAAAAGGATAAACCAGCGCCCTAGCGTGTCGGTTCTTGACGGGCCTTACCCTTAAATGCGACCCTTAACCTGCTTGGAAATACCAGGCAGGAAAGGGCACAAATGACCATAGAACTAATCGACTACCAGGTAATAGCCTTGGCGGCCGGGGTTTTCTTATTGACT